TCCATTTGGCACTATGAAGAACTGCGCTGGCATGGTTGACTTCTACAGGTATTCAATCGCTATTCCAATGTGGTCAGACCTAGTAATAAGCATCGGGAAAAATCAATTTAGCTGGAAATTTTCTGACTATATGTCTAGCGCAGATTTGCATAACACTGCTCAAGAAGCAACAGGATTTTTGCCGCCAAACTACAACCATCTAAAGTTAATATCACCGTGGCATTTATCATGCAAGCAGTCTATTAACTGGTTATGGAACACTCCGTTGTATAACCTAAATAAAAATCCTGATATTTTAATTCCTCCTGGAATTGTGAACTATTCAAAGCAAAACATAACGAATGTAAATATTCTATTCAACACAGAAAAAGAGCGCGTTATTAAATTGGCTCAGGGGTCACCTATTGCCATGATTACCCCTATGACAGATAGAAAAATAGAAATCGTAAGGCATTTAGTATCAAGGCAAGAACTAGAACGAAAATCAAGAATACTTATCACCTTTAATCGACCGTATGATCGCCGCAATGAATTAGTTAAAAAGTTTAAAGATTGTCCGTTTCATAATCATGTGGGAAGAAAATGAATACTAGAATCCTTGAAGTTTTACAAGAGGTAATGTGCACATGCAATTTATCAGAAGAGCAGAAAAACGCGCTGCACTTATCAATTACAAGTCTTCTTCAACTTAAACTAGAGAACAAGACATTGCGTGAAAGAAATCAATATCTAGAAGCCCAAGTTTACGGAGGATCTACAAAATGACAACGTTTACTGGTGACGAATATGGCGGACCTGAATTGCAGATTGGTAAGTACCGCCTAAGGTCTAACCTAACAAACTCAAAGATCCACATCAGCTTAATGGATGGTGATCGGTTTGTTGAAGCCGGGCAATTTAGCGCAAAGCAGCTAGAAGCTGTGATTGACCAGTTTTATAAGGAGAAGTTCTGATGTCTGAATTTAAACCCATGCTTGCCAGCCCGACTGATGGTCACAAGCTTACGTTTCCGATGCTAGTCAGCCCGAAGCTAGATGGCGTCAGGTGCCTGATCATCGACGGCGTGGCTATGAGCCGGTCACTCAAGCCCATTCCTAACAAGCACGTGCAAAAGCTGTTTGGGCGCAAGGACCTAAATGGCTTAGATGGCGAGCTGATTGTAGGACCACCAACTGCAAAAGATGTGTACAACAAAACCACGTCAGGCATCATGACGATTGAAGGTGAGCCTGCAGTTAAGTTTTACGTGTTTGATGACTTTAGCGCCAAGGACAAGGTAAAAGAAAACTTGTTTGGTCAATCGTCTCATTTTGAACATCGATTGCTGAGTTCCATTAGAAGGATTACTTTAGAAGATAACTGTAAGGAAGTTAAGCACTACAAGGCAAATAACGAAGCTGATTTATTTCACTATGAAGCCCACTTTTTAAAGCAAGGCTATGAGGGCATGATGCTTAGATTGCCAACTAGCCCATACAAATTTGGTAGATCTACTACTAAAGAGGCTTGGCTACTAAAGCTAAAGAGGTTTATTGATAGTGAGGCCGAGATCATTGGCATGACTGAGCTCATGACAAACACCAATGAAGCGGTTAGAAATGAGCTGGGTCATCTAGAGAGGTCCTCAAAGAAGGCTGGAATGAAGGGTAAAGATACCCTTGGGTCCTTGATTGTTAGAGATATTAAAACTAAGGTGGAATTTGAAATTGGAACTGGGTTTACTGCAGAGCAGCGAGCTGGCATCTGGAAGCTAAACCCAATTGGAACACTTGTGAAATATAAGAGTCAACCTGTGGGCGTAAAAGATAAACCACGCTTTCCGGTCTTTTTAGGCTTTAGAAACACAATAGACCTATAACATGTACTAGGTACTAAAATAGTTGTAATTAGTTGTTTACAACAATAAAAGAAGCGCTGTAGAATAAAACTGTAATTAACTTGCTGAGGAAAAAAATCATGTTTATTGAAGTTGTTGTGGTCATTGCTGCCACACTAGCCCTTATTAACTGGCTGCTCTTTGGGTCGTTGCCAGTCAACACCTTCCATTTCTATTTTGGCCTAGCCTTACTCATCATCACAATCAACAGAAAGAAAGACAAATGAGCTTTAATCAATTTTCTAATACTCGTCAAGAAGGCGAGTCCTTTGATGACTATCGTCTGCGCCTAAGGTCAGAGAAGTTTCGTAAGCAACTAGTTAGCCGTGGTGTTCAAGTTTGGAATAGCGGCAAGCAAGGTACTTACACAAAGATCAAAGCGATGCAGCTAAAAGCAGCGCAAGCGATGGTTCAGATCGAAAAAGACAAGCAAGCTAAAAAAGAAGAGGTTAAAAATGGCTGAGAAAGAGGTTGTTTATAAATTTCCTAAGGGTTTAGGCGCCTGCGCCGATAAGCTATATCAAATTAAGCAGAAGCGTCTAGACGCGCAAAAGATTGTTGATGCATTTGCAGCTGAAGAATCTGCTTTAAAGAATCACATCATTGAGAATCTTCCAAAGTCTGACGCATCAGGCATTGCAGGTAAACTTGCTAGGGTAACTGTTGTAACTAAAGAGGTGCCACAAGTAACTGATTGGGACGCGCTTTATAAGTACGTTGTAAAGACCAAGGATTTCAGCTTGTTGCAGCGCCGTGTTGGTGATGCTGCCATTAAGGAGCGTTGGGAAGCAGGTAAGGAAGTCCCTGGTGTTGGTCACTTTAATGCCGTAACAGTTAGCATGAACAAGGTTTAATTATGAGGATCATTGCTCTAGCTCTCAGCGGCAACGTGTTTAGCGCAGTCAAGTGGATCAACGACAAGGTGCTTGGTCAACACTTGCTGCAAGTAGATTGCCGCGATGGCTATAACACAGTTGCGGTCTTTAAATTTCCAGATTATCCAAGCTATGTCAGGTACTGTGAGAAGACAAAGCAAGAACCAATGAGTGCAGATGAATTTTTTAATTGAAGTAAGCAGTGTCCTTAGAGCCTGGTCTTTGGACACTGAACATTTAACCGCCAGGGACTAGTCACTAGTTACTAATAGGAGCATCAAATGGCAACAACAAAACGAGCAGCAACAAAAGACGCGGCAGCTAAGGGAACTGGCACCGCAATTACTAAATGGGAAGAAGAACTTGCTAAGCAAGCTGATGTTGCATCAGCAATGGAAGCAAATGCTGGTGGAGGTCAGTTCTTTAGTTTAAAGTCAGGCATTCTCAGCTGGCAAGACGCTCCGCTGCCTGGAAATCAGATGGCAGTCATCATCGTTGACGGCATTCTTGAGAACGTGTTTTACGAAGGTGAATACGATCCAGATACCCCACAGGGACCAACTTGCTTTGCGTTTGGGCGTGAAGAGAAAACAATCGCGCCGCATCAACTAGTTGTAGAGGCTGGCAATGCGCAGCATGATCAGTGTCATGGTTGCCCAATGAATGAATGGGGTACAGCAGATAAAGGCAAGGGTAAAGCTTGTCGTAACAGCCGTCGCTTGGCGATGATTCCGGCTGGTAACTTTGACCAGGCGGGAAAGTTTCAACTGTTTGAAGATGAGGATCACTTTGCATCAACACCAATTGCGTTTATGAAGTTACCTGTGACCTCAGTAAAGGGTTATGCAGGCTTTGTTAAACAAGTTGCTGGTGCACTTCGTCGTCCACCGCATGGCATCATCACGAAGGTGAAGGTTGTTCCAGATCCGAAGAGCCAATTCAAGGTGTTATTTGAGCCTATCATGAATGTACCTGATGAGTACATGAGCATCGTCATGCAGCGCCATGAAGAAGGTAAATCAACTATTGACTTTCCATACCAACCGTTTGACGCTGAACAAGCACCAGCACCAAAAGCAAAGAGCCGCGCAGCTCAGCGCCCACCGGTAAAAGGTAAGCCAGCAGTTAAAGGTCGTAAGTATTAAGGTTTGAGCGGGAAAGAACCTCAGGACTAAAAGCAATGCTTTGGACAGCGGCGAATTTTAGTTCTGAGGATCGATCCGAAACACACAGGAGAATAAGATGTCAGATACAAATGAGATACTAGACGCAAAAGAAATAGCGACAGAAATACCGCAACCAGATACAAAAGTTGCGATGAAACAAAACAAAGGTTTTTGTAAACTTGATTTAGAACCTGTTGTCTATAGGACTAAAGCTTTTACCTTAACTGCAGAAATCGCGATGCGCCTGCTTGAAAAGTTTGCGATGGTTACTTGCATCGAAGACGGTGAGGACAGCGCAGGTCGTCAAAAATTAAAGCTTATGGACCCAAAACACGTGGTAGATAGGTCGTTTGAACTTGCTGAAGAGTTTATGCACCAAGCAGATTTAGGAAACTATATTGTTGACATTCCAGATCCTGCTTTTGATGTTCCCGCAGCAGAAGATTTAGATTAAATTTTACGGGGTGAAAGCAATGACACTATTCAGCTCAAGTACTCGAAGACGAACGACTAAAAAGACTTGCAAGTAACCCCACCCAATTTAGAAAGGTTGTTATGAAAAGTATGCAGTATGAAAAACAAGTTGCAAAAATTATTAAGCCGCTCAAATATATTAGGGAAAACGACGGTATGTGGGTTGTTCACCCTAAACAAGGAAAAATTTGGGAGCCTGATAAGCTTTACAAGATTGCTTTGTTGGCAGCAAAAGCTGGTAATGGTCTTCGTGTAAATCAGATAGCATTTGGTTTGTTAAAAGCAGCTTAATCACCGGGGCAAAAGCGGATGCTGTGAATGGCAACCACTGGGAATTTCTTTAAGAAGGAAATTAAAGATTGCGACCCCAGCACAGACGCAGCGAGTAGCCCCACCCATTTTAGGAGTTAACATGACAACAGAAGTTGCAGAAAATAAGACGTTTCAAGAGCGTATGTTTGAACGCATTCGCGATCAGATGGGCGACCTCATGACTCAAGAAGAGCTTAAGAAGATCGTTGAGACGGCAGTTGATAAAGCCTTCTTTCAGCCAACAGTCATTAAGCGCGACTATGGGCGAGATGAAACAGCACCTCCACCTTTTGTAAAACTTGTGGAAAAAGAATTGCAAGAACAAGTGCAAACTTATGCGTCAGCCTGGATGAAGGACAACTCAGACAAAGTTGAAAAGATTATCAACGACGCAATTGGTAAGGGGATGTTTGGAATTATTACCTCCTACGTTGAAGGAATTGCAAGGCAGCCGCTGTATAACTTTGCTAACGAGCTTAGAAATAAGGGCCTTCTTGTTTAAGAGATCTATTTGAGAAAATTATGTATAAAAAAGAAATTAAGAACACAGCTTTAAAATCATGGATTGGTTTAAATGATTTTCTACCAACTGCAGATGAAGCAGTCTGCAAACAACTACTCCGTGAAGAGATGAAGGGAAGATCAAGAGAGTCTTTTTTAAACCGCATCCACAGCCGCTTGAACAAGGTCAGGGCTGATCGTGAGCGTGCTGAGTTGAAAGAAAAATCAAAATGAAGCAGCCAAAGCCTGTTGTAGTTGACTTTGAGACCTTTGGAATTGAAGGTCGTCCTGATTACCCACCTAAGCCGGTGGGAGTCTCGATTAAGTACCCTGGAAAGAAGGCAAAATATTATGGTTGGGGTCATCCAACAAAGAACAACAGCACGTTTGCTGAAGCGCAAGCAGAGTTAAAGAAGGCCTACGAGCATAAAGATGGGCTGCTCTTTCAAAATGCTAAGTTTGACGTGGATGTGGCTGATGCGCACATGGGCTTACCAGTGCCTGCATGGCATCTAATCCATGACACATTGTTCTTATTGTTCTTAGATGATCCTCATCAGAAAGAGCTAGGTTTGAAGCCATCATCTGAGCGGCTGCTAGGTCTTCCACCTGAAGAACAAGATGCTGTTGGTGAATGGCTAGTAGAAAATCAACCCCTTAAAGGCGTTAAGATCAGCAAAGCAAAATCATCTGAGCACTATTTTGGCCGGTACATTGCGCTAGCTCCTGGTGACATTGTTGGTAAGTATGCCAATGGTGACGTTGACAGAACCGAGCAGCTATTCAATTTACTGTGGCCAAAGACATTAGAGCGTAAGATGCTTGAAGCTTATGATCGTGAGCGCGAGCTTATGCCAATTCTTTTAGAGATGGAGCGCAATGGAGTTCCTGTTGATTTAAAACGGCTTAGATCAGATGTTGAGATCTACAACGAGTGGCGCCATAAGATTGACGTATGGATCATTAAGTCATTAAAGGCAGATCCGCTGATTAACTTAGATTCTGGTGAACAGCTTGTCAAAGCCATGGTGCTATGCGGTAAAGCAGATCCTAATTTGATTCCAAAGACTCCGACAGGGAAGTTTCAAACAAATAAGGCTGCTTTGTTGTTAGGAGTTACTGACAAGGTACTTTTAGCGATGCTTAAATACAGGACTCAACTAAACACCTGTATGAACACCTTCATGGAGCCTTGGCTTAGAGTCGCTGAGAAGTCAGGTGGCAAGATCTTTACTACTTGGAACCAAACTAAATCAACTGAGTCTGGTGGTTCAGTAGGCACACGGACTGGTCGCTTGTCAAGCACCCCAAACTTTCAAAACGTCCCCAAGATCTTTAAGCCGATCTTTGATCACGAGCAACCTAAGGCAAAACTGCCAAAGTGCCCACTCAAAGATCTACCTGGTTTGCCACTTGTAAGAAGCTACATCATCTCGTCAAAGGGCCACGTGCTATGTGGCAGGGACTTCAGCAGCCAGGAGCTTCGCGTATTAGCCCACTTTGAAGATGGTGAAATGAAAGACAGATACAACGTAGAACCAAAAACTGACTTGCATCAATATGCTGCAGACTTGATCACAAGCACAACAGGCGTTGTTGTTAGCCGGTCAGACGCTAAGACGATCGCGTTCTCAATTTTGTATGGTAGTGGTCTTGGTAAGTTGGCTGAAGGTGTTGGATGCTCAGTTGATGAGGCCAAGCAACTTCGCAATGCTTACTTGGGCACCTTTGCAGGTATTAAGAACATGCAGAAGGACATGAAGTCAAGAGCAGGTGAGAAGTTACCTATTAGAACTTGGGGCGGTCGTGAGTATTACTGCGAGGAGCCAAAGTTTGTCGATGGCAGATTAAGAACTTTTGACTACAAGCTTTTAAACGTCCTCATTCAAGGATCATCAGCAGATCAGACCAAAGCAGCAATGATCAGGTTCTATAATGCTAAAACTTCTGGAAAGCTGCTCTTAACAGTGCACGATGAAATTATTGTTGAGGCCCCTGTCAAGCAAGCTAAGGCGGTCATGGCTGCATTAAAGACTGCAATGAACGAAGCAGGATTAGACGTGCCAATGATCAGTGATGGTGAGATGGGTAATATCTGGACTGAAATGAAAGAGTGTGACTAACTATGAAAGAACAAAATGGCAACTAAAAAAATAATTCCAATTAAGCAGATCACTGCGTGGTCATTTAGTCGTTACAGTACGTACAAATCTTGCCCGTTAAAAGCAAAGCTGGCATTCATTGACAAGATCAGTGAACCACCAAATGATGCGATGGTACGTGGAACTAAGATTCATGAACTTGCTGAGGACTACATCAAAGGCAAGATTAGAGCGCTTCCACCTGAACTGAAGCTCTTTAAAGATGACTTCAAGTTTTACAAGACGCAGTACAAGAAAAGCATCAGCGGCATGGTTGTTGAGGACACCTGGTCTTTTAGAAAAGATTGGACTGAAACCCAATGGAATGATTGGGCAGGTTGTTGGGTTCGGATTAAGCTTGACTGCGCGCACCATGAAGATGATCAGACACTTATTATCACGGACTTTAAGACCGGTAAATACCGTCAACAATCAAATGAGGAATATGTTGAGCAGCTTGAGCTTTATGCGCTTGCAGCCTTGTTGTTGCATCCACACATCGAGGTGGCTAAACCACGGCTTCAGTACTTAGATGAGGGCGTAACTTACCCACCAGCTGACGAAGATTCATTAGTATTCACGCGTGCTGATATTCCAAAGCTTAAAAAGCTCTGGGAGAAGCGCACCAAGGCAATGCTTAGTGACACAACTTTCGCGCCTAAGGCAAATAACTTCTGCAGATGGTGTTGGTATGGTCAAAGCAAGAAAGCTGCAGGTGGTCCAGGACTTTGCAAGTATTAGCATGCAAAAACCAGAGTCAAAGATTGAGCGTAAAGCTTGCGAATTAGTTAAGCAGCATCTTGGTATCATCGGGTCAAAGTTAGTTGTGCCTGGTGATACCGGCTTTCCTGATAGAATCTTTTGGATTCCAGGTGGTAAGCCGCTGCTTATTGAATTTAAAAGACCTGGTGAAGAACCAAAACCAAAACAACTTCATAATCATCAGCAACTTAGAAAATTAGGATATAGGGTAGAAGTACATGACAACGAACTTAGAGCTCTTCAAGCCGTCATCGACGCCGTGGAAACCACACAACTACCAAAAGAAGGCCGTGAAATTCTTGCTAGAGCACGCAGCATCTGCGCTCTTCTTAGACCCAGGGTTGGGCAAGACATCGATCACATTAGCAGCCATCAAGATGTTAAAAAAGAAAAAGCTCCTAAACAAGGTGCTACTCATCGCCCCATTAAGGGTGTGCTACAGCGTGTGGCCAAAAGAAATCGAAAAATGGACTGAGTTCAATGATTTAAAAGTTGTTGTCTTACATGGCAAGCACAAAGAAAAGGCACTTCAAGAAGATGCTGACATCTACGTGATTAACCCAGAAGGTCTTGATTGGCTTTTAAAAGTTCAAAAAGAAAAGACCACGTCAGGCAAAACCAAAGTAGCTTTAGACCTGAGAAGATGGAAGCAACTTGGATTTGACACGTTAATTGTTGACGAGCTTTCTAAGTTTAAGAACACGAACACCAACAGATTTAAAGCGATCAAGTTGATTCTTCATACATTTGGTCGTCGCTGGGGTTTGACAGGATCACCAGCATCAAATGGACTGCTAGACCTGTTCGGTCAGTGCTTTGTGATTGATCAGGGTAGAACCTTGGGTCCTTATATCACCCATTACCGCATGAAGTACTTCAATCCGACCTATGACGGCTTTGGCTGGGAAATCAGAGAAGGAGCTGAAGAAGAGATCTATGAGAGGTTGGCCCCGTTGGCCCTCAGAATGGCTGCTGACGATTATCTTGAGATGCCTACTCTAATTGAAAACAACATCAGAGTAGACCTTCCTGATGACATTAGAGATCTTTATGACCAGTTAGAAGAGGACCTGATTGCCAAAGTTGGTGATGGTGTAATTGTTGCAGCTACAGCCGCCGCCGCTTCGATTAAGTGTCGGCAAGTTGCGTCTGGTGGAATCTATCTAGATCCTGAGGTTGAGGCGTTAGTCAAGGTGCCAAAGACTAAGCGTGAATGGATCAACCTACACACTGAGAAGGTGGATGCCTTAGCAGACCTCATTGATGAGCTGCAGGGATCACCCTTATTAGTAGCTTATGATTTTGCGCATGATCTAGATCGGCTACAAGAGAAGCTTGGTAAAGAGGTGCCGTATATCGGAGGTGGAGTTAGCGCGACCAGGTCAGCCGAACTAGAGAAGCTTTGGAACGCTGGTAAGCTGCCAGTCCTATTAGGTCACCCACAGGCCATGGCGCATGGTCTAAACCTCCAAGAGATGGGCCATCATGTGGCTTGGCACAGCATGACTTGGGACTATGAGCTTTATGACCAGTTTATCCGCCGAGTCCTTAGACAGGGAAACAAGTCCAAGAAGGTGTTTGTTCACCACATTATGGCAAATGACACAATTGATGACGCAATGTTGGGATCTTTAAAAGCTAAAAAACGTGGTCAGAATGCTCTTTTTGATGCCTTAAAGCGGCTGCGGAAGAACTAGTATAAGTAATAGCTAAAAATAGTTGAAAATATTTGTAAATATGTGTTTACAAAGTGATTGTGAAGCACTATACTAATCATGTAGTCACTAATTAACTCTTGCTGAGGAAATACAAATGAAAACACTTTGGACACATGATGAAATGGTTGCTGCTGCAACCACTGATTTACCAACAGGTATTGATTATAAGAAATACCTTTTGCAAACAACAAATATGTACTCTCGCGCAGACGTCGAGGCAGCTAGAAGAATTTGCGTTGTAGTCGCTAAAAAACTTCTTGTTCCTGCCTAGTACGGAGATATGCAAAATGAAATTTAGTCTCTATTTTGGTGGCTTCAAGCTTGCTGGCGGTCCCATCGAAGCTGCAAATATCGATGAAGCTCAAGGTATCGCAAATAAAAAATATCCACCAAACCGTCGTGGTAGCTGTGTTGCAGTCCGCGCAGATGCCGATTCACAAATTATTGCATACGCGAAAGCGCATTCAAAACAACTCTCACTACCTACAATCTAACTCTTGCTGAGGAAAACCATGTCTAATATTAAAGTCTATTCTAACAGAGACTCTGCCACATCTGCGCTTCGTAAGATGGGCATTGAAGCTCGCGATTACAACCTATTTATCTTCAAGGTTAAAGATGACAAAACTAAAGTTGAATGCAACTTTGATCTTGCAGATGCCTACTTAAAAAACAAACACAAATTTGAGAAGCCATTGGGATCTCATAAGTTGAAATACATCAAGCAGCCAAAGCCACCTAAAGAACCAAAGATTCCACGTAAGACGTTGTCTGGAGATGTGCGCAAGATGATTCTTGAGGGTAAATCAAATCAAGAAATTTGGGCAATTATTAAAGTTGACTGGAAACTTGATGATTCTAAAAAGCACTATCCTACTTGGTATCGTTGTGAGATGTCTCGTAAAGGTTTACTTATTAAGACTGTTGGTTACGGAGACGCACAATGAAAGACTTCATCTTAGCTTGTCTAATGGGTCTAGTACTTGGTGCTGGTCTAATGTATGTCTATCTACTTAGAATTGGTGTTTACGCATGGCCGCTATAGAAATTGTTGACGAAGGTATGTATGATCATGTGCGATTTCAACTGTACATTGATGGCAGTCGTTGCGCAGCAATTACTAAAGCACCAAAGTGCCCAGTTCAATTTGTTTGGCAAGTCCATGGCCCGCAGTATTGGCCAGCAGCTAAGGAGTTGCTTCAAGGTTTACTTGAGCTTTCGGTAATCGCAGATAACCTAACAGGAGAGAAGCAATGATTGCGCCATATTGGGACAGAGAAAGGAGAACTTGCATTGTAGTTCACCGGACGGATGATCTTGTGAAATACATCCCGCTTGAAGTTGCAATTGGTTTAGAAGTTTTGCAAATGAAGGCAAAAGAATTTGACCAGAAGTTTTCGCTAATGGTTAACTACTCGGCTGAAAAGGCATGTCGTTTATACACTGACTATGCACAGACAATCGGGGCAACAAAGGAGGCTCTAGATTTTCTAGGGAAACTAATTGAAATCACTGAAAAGGAGTACAAAATGGCAACTACTAAGAAAAATGCCGCTGCAGTTAAATCAGTACCAACGAAGAAAGCAAGCGCTGCACCTAAAGAAGCAAAAGCCAGTTCACCGGCTAAGGAAAAGCCAGTGGCGACTGCTAAGCCTGCTAAGAGCGCTGGTAAGAAGCCGTCTGCAGCTCAGATGTTCCAAGATTTAATCATGGAAGGTAAACTGACAGACGACCAGATTTTTGAGAAGGTCCAAGCTGAATTTGGCCTTGATGAGAAAAAGCGAGCCTACGTCAAGTGGTATCGCAACAACTTGCGCAAGCAAGGTAAAACTCCACCAGACGCAAAATAACTAAGGAAAAACTAAAATGGTACAACGTAAAGAAAAGAACCGCGACGACCGCGAATTTGATAACACCCAGTTGCGCGAAGCTGGTCATGGCCGCACGCTGCATCGTGACTACTCAGCTCACTTTTTTCGCTGGTCATTTGCTCGTCGTTTTATTACACCTAAAGACACGGTCCTAGAGATTGGTTGCGGTGAAGATAAGCCGCTTAGCAAGATCTTGACTGGTGGCGCAGCAGCTCGTGTCGATAAGTATGTTGGTGTTGATCTAAATAAACTTAAACCATCAGGTAGTCAGCGCTTGACTTTCCTAGGTGAGTTTAATTTTGTTGAGCGCCATAAAGAACTTCTTAAAGACGAATTTAAGGATGGCTTTGATGTTGTGGTTCATTATGAAGTCATTGAGCACATGCACAGCAAGTACACCTTAAAGTTCTTGAAGAATTGCTTTGATTCATTAAAGCCAGGTGGCGCAATGTTAATGTCTACTCCAGTTTGGGATCATGTACGCATGGCGGCAAATCACATCAATGAGATGGACGTTGAGACTTTGCAAAAGCATACTGAAAAAGCAGGCTTCATAGTTGAGCGTCGCTTTGGAACTTTTATGGACATCAAGCACATCGGTAAGGTAGATACTGACCGCGCATCTAAAGCTTCAATCGCAGAAGTTCGTACTGCATTAGCTGAGTACTTTGACAACGACGCAATCAGCAACATCTTTGGCCCGCTTTATCCAGATAGTTCACGCAACAATCTTTGGGTTTGTCGTAAGCCTTTAGATGGCGCAGCAGCTAAACCTACTAAAGCACCAGCCAAAAAAGTTGCTGCTAAAGGAAAGGCTCCATTCTGATGGGAATCAAATTCACGAATCACGTGGATGTGGCCGACTTCCAAAAGAAGTTTGGCCATCTTCATAACAATAAACCAACGCATTTGACATTGAGAAAACTTCAAGAGCGCACTGCTTGCATGCTTGAAGAGCTTCAAGAATTTGTTGATGCCGCACATGCGCAAGATTTGGCTGGTCAGGCAGATGCACTTGTAGACCTGGTCTACTTTGCGCTAGGAACTGCAAACATGATGGGTCTTCCATGGCAAGCATTGTGGGACGACGTCCATCAAGCAAACATGCGAAAGGTCCCAGGTGTTACGAAGCGAGGCCATTTGGTTGATTGTGTCAAACCTGAAGGTTGGGTCGGGCCAAAGACACTAGA